GGGTATTCTTAATACATCGCCTGATGTTGCTTTGGATGTAGGTTCAGCAACAGACGCGGTTCATATTCCAGTGGGTACGACAGGGCAAAGACCTGGGTCTCCTGCTGCTGGATACTTTCGTTATAACTCTACTGAATCACAGTTTGAAGGCTATACCGACAGTTGGGGTGAAATTGGAGGCGGTGGAGCAACGCTTGCCGTAGACAATTTTACAGGTGATGGCTCTGATACTACGTTTACAATGGGGGCTAATCCCCTTGAAGAGAATAATACGCAGGTTTATATAGACGGAGTATATCAACAGAAAAATACGTACAGTATTTCTGGCACTACTTTAACTTTTAGTGAGGCTCCTCCTAATACTTCTAGTGTGGAAGTGGTACGGATTTCAGCTGCTACTGTGAGCGTTGGTACACCAGACGACAACACCGTGTCTACTGTTAAAATTGTTAATGACGCAGTGACTCAGGCAAAAATAGCTGATGATGCGGTAGGTGCAGATCAATTGGCATCAAATGCAGTAGTGACGGCTTCTATTGTAGACGGAAGTGTAACCTCTGCAAAGTTGGCAGCAGATGCTGGTGGGGCGTTTAATAATTTTACTGTTAAGACTGCTAATTATACAGCAGTAGCGCGAGATCAAATTATTGTAAACTCATCATCAGCAACTACGATTACACTTCCAGCAAGTCCAAGTGCTGGTAACTCTGTTTTTATTAAAGCAACTGGGGGTGGAACAGTAACAGTTAACAGAAATGGATCAAACATTAACAGTACAGCAGACAACGGAGAGATCGCAAGTGGCTCAGCAGCTACTTTGGTTTTTGTCGATAGCACCGTTGGATTTTTAGAATTGTGAGGAAACTTTATGGCGATTAAGTTAGGCGGTTCTGGTGGAATTTCTATCCCAATTGGTAGTAGCGTAGATTTGCTAGACACAGCAAACACGGTTGCTAGAGGGGGTGAAACATTCTTAAAAAATGGACAGTTAAGTAACGCTGCTACTTATCCTAATGCGCCTGTGCGTAATTTTATGCGTTCAGGGACATTAGCAACGCAAAGCTATGGAGGTAATATTAGCCCGTGGGGTGGTTTAACCACTATAAATATAAATTTGCAAGGTGTGGCTACGGATGAAACCGATTCTAATTTATACCGTTGGGTATGCACAAGTGATGGTTACATTCATCGTCTGACTGCAAGAGGAGCCGTTTGGGAAAAACGCAGAAACCTAAGAGATGGTGTTGTTTTTAGTACAAGTGCTACTGCGTCTTATATAAAAGTTATGTTTAATAATGCTCAAAATTCAGATTTGACGCACTCCAGCTCAGGTAATTCTAAAAACAGCATGTTAGTGGTTTTGTGTTCTAATGATGGTGGTTATGCAAAAGTTGCTTATCTTAGTTCAGACCTTGACACGCATTACGGTACGTTTACATTAAGTTTTGGTGGTAGTTATGCCGCAAATGTAAACCTTAACTATATGGCTTGCTGCATTAGAAGTGCGAATAGTTTTATAATTGGATCTGGTTTTCAAAGCTATTTATATACTTGGCAGTTTGATCATCCAGCAGGAACCTCTGGAACAATTAGTTCAAATGATGATGGTCGTGTTAATTATTCTTCTTCTAATACTGGTGGGCAATATTTTAACCAATATTGGTATTTTGCTCCTGAATTTGTACCGTGGTATTCCTACGGTTCGTATGCTGGTAACAAATTAGGTTTTAAAACTGTAGTAAATGGCAGTCATAGACTCTATTACTGGTATACTTCAGAGATGCTAGGCACTAGTGGTGGTTGGGAAAATAGTTCAAGTATTAGCTCCTTCTTTAACGGAAATGTTACTGGTTCTTATGTCGCGCCAGCGAAACATTCTACTGCTGGCGTTGTCTACCACCGTACAGGACAAGCAGCCCCTTTTAGCTTAAGGTCTAGTGATGCGGCAACACAGGAAACTTTTCCAACGGCTTATAGTTCAACTGCGTATTCTGGTTACACGCAAGAGTCAGCAAGTAAGGTATGGGTTGGAGTATCAGCCGAAAATAAAATTTTCCGCTTACACCCAACAACTTACGGATCACAAACGACGATAGATACATCAAGTCAGCAAGCACCAAAACAGTTGGCGTGGTATAACGATTTGGTATTTAATTTTGCAGCCGACAGTAAAATATATCGCTACAACTCCACAAATAATGCTTATGTTGGTGTAACTGATGCTACGAGTTACATTTCGGCTGGGAATGGTGCTGGAATTGCAATTGATTCAGCGACAGGTGATCTTTATCTTCTGGACAAATCAAATTCTCGGATTCATAAATATAACTCTAGTCTAGTGTATCAGAGTTATGTGACGTTGAGTGATACGCCTCATTCAGATAAAACACTTTCAGGTTTAGCAATCAATACAACAAATGACGTTTTTTATGTAGCAGAAAATACTAACAATCAGCTTCGGATGTACGCTTTTAATGGAACATATCAAAACGCATTTGTCGCTCACAGTGCGGCTGTTGACGCTGATTATCACGACAGTCACATTGTTACACTAAGCAGTGCGGCACAAACCACTGTTAAAGTAAGTGACCATGATGCGGTTGGTTCACCGACTGATGGTTCAAGTGCTACCTTCAGTTCTTATACGAGGGTTAATTAAATGACAGAAGAAGATAAATGCAGATTACAAATTAAACTACGGTTAGAAGAGACTGATCATCTTGTGCAAATAGTGGATCACTCTAAACTAGCTGAGATAAAAGCCTATCGGCAAAAACTGCGTGATTATCCTAGCACCAGTGATTTTCCTGATCTTGAAAAAATTCCAGAGACATGGAGAGAATAGATAATGGCGTTAACCAAAGTTAAAGCAGGAGTAATGGGAGCAAACTCAGTAGGACGAGCTTCTATTGTTGACGGTGAAGTTATAACGTCAAAGATTGCTGATGCAAATATTACAACAGCTAAAATAACAGACGCTAATATTACAACGGCAAAAATAGCTGACACCGCAATAACAACAGCAAAGATTGCAGATGATGCAATAACAGCAGCAAAAATAGCAGATGCTGTTCAGTTAGGTGCTTATACTTCTTGGGCTATTAAAACAGGTACTTATACTGCTGTACATAAGGATCAGCTTATTGCGAATAGTGGTAGTGCTTTTACAATAACTTTGCCTTCTTCTCCCAGTGCAGGAAACACAGTTATTATATGTAATGCAGGAGCAGGGACTGTAACAGTAGGGCGTAACAGTTCTAATATAAATTCAGCAGCAGAAGATGGTTCATTACCACAAGGTAATTCAGTTCAACTTGTTTATGTCGATGGTACTATCGGCTGGTTTGAGATTTAGGAGAAAAGTATGGCAGTTTTAGGTGGTGGCGGTGGTGGTGGAGCAGGTGACACTTATACAGCTTCTACAGCAACAGCAAAAAACGCAATTGAAGCAGGTAGGTCTTATGCTTTAACTTCAGACGGAGGCATAGTTACTCCTCCTGCGGGGTCTCTGGCACAGGTTGGTGGTTTTACTACAGAAGATTTCATGAGTAACTATGAAAATTCTGTAAGTATTTATGGCGATGTTTTTCTGCCTGACGCAGCAACCAGCGGAGCATACTTTGTTTGTGTTGCAGACGCTCATTCCCCTCAACGAGCATATTTATTCGTTAGTAAAAACGGGGCGCATGTTGAATCAGGCGGTGATGGCGTACAGTTTAATTTAGATACTGGCTGGGATTCAGTATCTAATTGTTCCTTGTATTTAATTCAGTACGGTGAGACAACTGATAACTGGTACTACGGTTTGATGGGCATGAAATATGCCAGCAATTCTTTTCGTTCTGGTTGGTATTGTTTTGGTGTTGAAAAATCAACGCATCAAATCCTTAACTCTAATTATGCTAATCCGTATTACAGAGGATGGGACACTTGGGATGATGGCAACTCTTCAAATGTTCGATCCGAAGGTTACTTTATAGGAAATTCAAACAATAAAATGATCTTTGCTGGCTTGCGAGGAGGAGACAAACTTATCCGTGCGAGAGGTAATGCTTATGATGATGACCATGAGGTTTATGTAGAGACTGGAGGATTACGAAATAACACAGCTTATACTGATCATAATATGTATGATTATTCAACTGGCTCTCTAACTATTACGCCAACAGAAAACGGGCATTGTGCGTTTTTCAAAGTAGATGACGCGAATGGTAAGTTTATTTTCTTATACACCAAAGACGGTGACGGAGGTTTTTCTTATTATCATGGCTCAACTCCTGCATCGGGTAGCACTACTTATTCATCTGAAATAGATGTGTCTGGTACGCTAGGCTCAAACATGCAGTACGCTCATTTTATTGCTACCGCCAATCCTTTAGTTTATTACGCGACTTATTTAGATGGTAGCACTACTATTTACTATCAAAAAATTACCTTTGCTTCTGATTTAACCTCTGCTTCTATGGCTACTATGGGAAGTTTTACAGTCCCTGGAGGATATGGATCTTTTATGGGAGGCACATCATATTGGGCAAGAAATTATCATTCTGGGACGTACAGAAATAATAAATTAAACATTCCTGGTGATGAAACTTTACTGATTTGGGGTTCAAGTTATCCTGATGCTGACACAGGCAGAACACTCCTATTTCCTGCGAGTGGAACCCCCTCTGATGGTGGAGCAAATACTATCAATACCGATTTTGAAACGGCTCAAGGTGGTAGTTTAACTTTAACACTTTCTGGTGACCAAAAACATATTATTGCTCATCAACACGGTCAATCTGAAACTGAAGGCTATGAAATGGTTTCAGCACAAAAATATGCACCTTATAAACATACTGCAGATACTGTTGCAATTGCTCGTGCTGCTGGCAATGTTGGGGATACAATCAACATTGACTTAAAAACAGGGGATACAGCAACAGCAGCACTGTCTACTGATTTTTATGTAACAAAAGAAAGTATGGTTTACCCATTAAAGGTAGAAGGATCGGACGCTGCTTTTACTACTGCTATTAAATCTGTTCAAAGAGGTACTGGTTATGCCTCGACTTCTTCAACAGTAGTAGCTATTTCTAGTGTAAATAAAAGTAAATCGCAATTAGTAATACAGGGAGGTAACTCAAGTCAATGGAAAGGAGTTTATGGGATTCTATCAAGTGGAAGTCAAATTACTATATATAAAAATAACAGTTACAGTTATGGGTATTCTTATGGATGGGAGGTAGTTGAGTATGTCTAAGTTTTCTATTGCTGTTGAAAATAAAGATTATGAGGTTGATGGGGCTACAAAAACTTACGAAACCGTTTGTCAAGTAAAAGAGACAAAAAATTCTTTAAGTAACCAAGCGAATCACTATGCAATTCAATCTTATGATCCGTCTTTGCTTGGGAAAATTTACAAAGACGGTAAGTTTTACGATACAGCAGCAGACGTACCAACGGAATAACCCCTTATGGATAAACTAGAAGCCCATGAAAAAGAATGTGCGATACGTTATAAAAATATCGAACAACGTCTTGACCGTGGGACAGAGCGTATGAATCGTATAGAAGTAAGTGTCTATGCATTGTATCCGTTTCTGGTAGGACTTCTTGTAGCTAGTAAATTTGTAGGATAGCAAAAATTGTTCGCTGAATTGGCAGCCATTTCTAGTGCGCTGTCAACAATAAATGGACTAGTCTCTACATATAAAGAAACCAAGGCGAATGCTCAAGATGCTGCGCGGCTTCTTGGTAAGTTCAGTGAAACCTCTGCAAAGTTAGACAAGTGGGAAAAGAAGACCAAGCTCAAACGTCCTCTAACTCCTAAAGAAGCGATGGATCTTAGTATCCAACGTAGAAAGATTAAAAATACAGAAACACAGATTAAAGATATTTGCCTAATGTCAGGGTGTATTGACATATGGCAAGATGCCCAGAGGATAAGGGCGCAAAGTGAGAAGGAGCACCAACAATATTTAAAGACAGTACATATCAAACGACAAAAAAGAAGGAAGAAGATACGTCAGATCAGCATCGTTGTCCTTATGGTAGTATTTATAGTAACCCTGGGTGTTACTGGATATGGCTCTAAGTGGATGTATGAACAATATAAGATTCAAGAAGCTAAGCAAGAACTTCAAAAGAAACGTAGAATATTAAGGAATATACGCGAGTGTGGTAGGCAGAAGTGTTAATCAGGAGGATGCATGGATAATATTGAGATTGATGGAGAGAATTTTAGTTTAGATTCGGTGACTGACGAAACAAAAGAGCTAGTACGTCAGTATTTTTCTGGGTTACACTTATTACAATTGAAACGAGATGAGTTGTTTTTATTAGAAGTAGGCTCCTTAAATCTTAGTCATACACTGAAAGAACGTATACTGATTGATACAGGGAAAATAAAAAAGCAATGACTTATTACAAACTAACACGTTTTTCTGGTATAGCTCCTGCTGTTTCTTCTCGATTATTAGGAGAACAGTTTGCTCAAACGTCACAGAATATAGATTTTGAAGCAGGACGTATTACACCTATAACAGAAGAAACAACAACTGCTACATTAACGGCTGGCACAAGAAACTCAATTTATTATTACGATAACAGTGCGTCAGATCAATGGTTACAATGGGACGAAGACTACGTTAAAGTAGTTGAAGGGCCTATACCTGGTGATAATAAAGACAGGTTGTATTGGACAGGTGAAAGTTACCCAAAGATGTCTTATTACACAGCTATTACTGCAGGTAGTGCTCCTTTTCCAACGACTGCTTATCGGTTAGGTATACCTGCTCCTGCTGCTTTATCGTTTTCTGGTACTCAACCTTCGGGAACTTTAGATGCTACTACAACGCCCATTGATGTAGCTTATGTTTTAACTTATGTTTCTAATTTTGGTGAAGAAGGGCCACCTTCTGCTGTTACTGCAACAAAAACTTTTACCCCTAGCACACAAACTATACAAATTACTATGCCCTCTGTACCTAGCGGAGCTTATGCATTAAGTGCTACTCAAGGTACTTTTCCAGCGGTAGCAAAATGGCGGTTATATCGTAGTGCAGTAGGGTCAACGCAAGCTGCTTTTCAATTGTTACATGAAGCTACAATAACAACAGCATCCTTTACTGATAATGTACAGCCTGTTGCGTTACAAGAAGTTATTCCTTCTACAACGTGGATAGGTCCACCAGATGATGACACTACTTTATATCCAGATGGACCAATGCAAGGACTTACTCCTGTATCAAATGGGGTATTTGTTGGGTTTACAGGTAGGCGACTTTGTTTATCAGAGCCATTTTTACCGCACGCATGGCCTATCTCATACCGTATTACGTTAGAAAAAGAAATTGTAGCTATTGCAACAACAGGTAACGGTATTGTTTGTTTAACAGATGGTAAGCCTTATTTTGTAACAGGTACTGATCCGTCATCAATGGTAGCGGTAGAAATTGATTTGGCGCAAGCGTGTGTTAATAAGCACAGTGTTGTAGATATGGGTGATTATGTATTGTATGCAGGGCCAGATGGTTTATGTGCTATTGCAGGTACAGATGGTAGTGTAGTGACTAAAGGATTGATTAGCCCTGCACAGTGGAATGCTGACTTTGCTCCTACAACTTATAAAGCCTTTAAACATGAAGGCACATACGTAGCATTTCACAGTACAACTAGTGGTTGGGTGTATGACCCACGAGCACAAGAAGCGGCTATTTCTACGACAACCAGTTCGGCAGCGGTGCGTGGAGGCTTCTATAATCCTAAAGATGGGGAGTTAGACCTTATTATTGCAAGTAATGTGCGTAGATACCGTGGTGGCACAACGAATCAAACAGCAACATGGAAAAGTAAAAAGTTTGTAGCTCCAAATCCTGTGTCTATGTCATGGGTACACATACATGCAGACAGTTATCCAGCATCAGGGACAAAGAATCGGATACGGATATGGGTAGATGGTACTGTAATTGCTGACTACAACATAACTAAGACAGGTAACGTGTTTACGCAAGAAACCTCTACGCCTAATGGGATTAGTAACGTAACACTACAAGCTCCTACAATGCGGTTGCCAAGTGCAATAGGAACAGAGTGGGAGGTAGAAGTGTCAGGCGCGGTAAACATTAATGAAGTTTGTTTGTCGCAAAGTATTGCGGAGATTAATGCGACATGAGTGAGTACGGCACACGGGATCATAATGTTTCAGGAGGTAGGGTAACTACTCTGCCTGGGATTGGTAGGGTTCCACGAGATGCTAGTCCAGAATTAAAACGTTATCTTGAGACAGTGCAAGAAACAATAGAAGTACGTAATGGGCAACGAGGCGATCCCAAAGATCGTGCAGTTACATTACGGGAGTTAATTGATAGTGGTTTAGCCAAAGAATTAGAAAGCACACCGTTTGATCCTAATAATCCTACAACAGAAAACATAGGATTTACTACACCAACAACGAATACTGACCCTGAAACCCCTACTGCTCCTACCAGTTTTGTTGTTACTTCTGGTTACGCTTCTATTTCTTTGCGATGGGATTATCCTTTTACTTATCGAGGGCATTCTTTAACAGAAGTTTGGCGGCATACTTCAGATAGTTTAGGTAATGCTACTTTTATAGGGCAATCAGGTGGCACTACATTTGTAGATCCTATAGGTAGTGGGTCAGCAACTCAGTATTACTGGGTTCGTCATGTCAACGATGACGGTATAGCAGGGCCTTTTAATGCTAATTCAGGAACAACAGGTACAACAGCTACAGATGTAAACGTTTTACTTAGTTCTTTGTCTAACGCTATTACCTCATCACAGTTAGCTTCTTCTTTAGCAACGCCTATTGGTAATTTACCTGCTAATACTAATGCAAGTTTTACTGCTGTTACTAATACAACTAATGCGTTAGGCGCACAGTATACAGTAAAAATAAACACGACTTCAGGTAATAATGCTCATGTTACAGGTTTTGGTTTAGCAACAGAAACTGTAAGTGGGACAACTACAAGTGCATTTATTGTAGCTGCTGATAAGTTTGCTGTTATTAATCCAACTACTTATACAGGTGGTTTAACTCAAACTCCTGCTTCTGGTGTAGTTCCTTTTGCAGTATCAGCTGGATATACCGATTCTACTACAGGTTTAGTAATTCCTGCTGGTGTTTACATGAATACTGCTTTTATTAACAAAGCAACTATATCAACTTTACTTGCTGGCAGCATAGTAGGTGATTTTATAAAGGGTGCAGTTGTAATGGATGCACCACATATTCATGCTGGCACAATTAATATTGGTAGCATAACAAAACCTGATGCTAATAATCCTAGAACATGGTCGCATGGAGGAACTAATAGAACAGGTAATTTTTCTGTTGATGCGAATGGCATAATGCATTGTCAAGGCGCAACGGTTAAAGATACCTCTGGAAACATCGTGTTCGATACCAATGAGGTCGATGGGACTTACATAAAAGATGCATCTGTTGATACACTTCAAATTAAAGACAACGCAGTAACTGTTCCACATTCAATACAACATGGAATAGGTAGTTACATTACGCCACAAGCAACTGAAACATTGGTTGGAACTTCTGCACTTCAAGTAAATTTTGGAACAAGCACTCCTAGCACAGTGCTGATTTTAGCCTACATAGACCTTGATAGTGTAGGTACAGGAGGTGATTTTGCTGCTGCTGGAATGCGAATTCGTTATAACGATACAAATAGCACACAGATAGCTGGTTCTACACTTGTAAATTATGTTCAAGTAAATGATAGAAAAGGTGCGCCTCCATATCTAACTATTGCGTTTAGTGTTGATGGTTGGACAGGATCAAGATATTATTTTTTGACTATTGAAGTGACAGGTGAAACTGCTTCTGCTGCTGGTTGGTGGCGAGTTGAAGATGCTAATTTAACCGTTTTCGGAGTAAGAAAATGAGTGCGGTTTGTTACTTGTGTCACAACGAAGCAGGAGAAATAACCTCTGTAATTAGAGGCGACTCAGAACACATGGGCGAACCAACGGGTTCTTTTATAAAGTACACAGGCTCAGAAGAAGTTTCAACAAAATGGTATATTAAAGATGGTGTCGCTAAGAAAAAAGGAGAACCACCATCAAAGTCTTATGCATTTAATGTTGTTTCTGAAACGTGGGAGTTGGATCTTTCTGATGCAAAATCAAGGGCATGGGACAGAATAAAGTTAAAAAGACAAGCTGATGAACGTAACACGTTTACATGGGACGGTAATACCTTTCAATGTGATGAACAAAGTCAGCGTAAACTAATGCTTACTATGCAACGAGCACAAAATGATTCAAGTCTTTCAATGGCTTGGACGTTAGCAGATAACACAGTAAAAACATTTTCTGCTGCTGATTACATCAATATTGGGATTGCTATGTCTACGCATGTAGATGCTTGTCACACAAAAGCAAAAGACTTACGAACTAAAATAAATGCAGCAACAACTCAAAACGAACTAGACGGGATTACTTATTAGATTTTTTCTTTGAGTAACCTTTGTTGGGCTTTTTGTTTTCCATTCGGATAGGTTTTCCTGGTGGTGCATTGATAGGGCATTGTTTACCTTTGTGCATGATGGTCCTTATTTGCTAACGTTAATACTCTATCTCGTAATCTTCTCGCACGCTCAGGAGTTTGTAAAGCCCATCTACTGTCAATCATATTAACAGCCCATAATCGGTAGTCTTTATTTTGCACGGCAAGATTCATGTTTTTAAACTTACTCAACCCATTCTGCCCTAATTGAAAACACATATTAATAAGTATATGTTTGGCTTCTTGGGGCAAGTTTTCCCAATTAGTATAAATTCTTTGACACCCTTCTATAGCTTCTTGTATATCGGTTTCAAATAACTCCTTGCACCGTTCTTCTGTAATACATACATCTTCAGGCACTTCTTCGTAAGCACCGTATACAGGGAGGTTTGCTTCTGGGTCATTCTCTAAGACAAGATGCCCGATGCCTATGGTGTCATGCCCTAACGAGCACTTGTATTTATGTAAGATTTTGCCTTCG